GCCAACCCACATGCATTTGAACTTTACCTGTGTGTACAACATACCAAAGCCAAGGTACGAACACAAATCCTGAAAACATCAGGACGTATTCCCACCAAAAAAGGTATGCGTACGCAGAGCCAATACAATGGTCATTGTAGTCTACAGTTGAGACATACATATCACCACACTGAACATCGAGAATCCTCGTTTCGTCCTCGACTATCAGTTCTTCGCCCTTATACTTGTGGCGCCACACATCGACCTTCCGGTCGTATGACACGCCAAGTTCAGGGCACAAGTGTTCGATTCCGCTAAGGCGTGCAACTTCACGGAGTTTTGCGCGATTAGTCTCATAAGGCTCACGCCCATAATAAAACCAGTCATGCAAAGAGCTCGCAATATTAGTTGCACTGTGCTCCTCTAGAGACAATTCCTTGGACAGCAAGTGAGAATGCAGTCGTTTGTGAATTGACTCTTCGGCTAAAAGTCCGACGCAAGCATCTAGATCAGGATTGTAGAAGTTCTTTCTCTTCAGAAAATCTACTTCGTCCTCCGTCATATAGTGCTTCGGTTCTGACTCTTTGTCGGGCATAGTGAATTTCATATCATGTTCTTTCAACCACTTTGCGTAGGTGATATGCGTGAAATTGGAAAACTGTTTTGCAACAGTTCCCATCACGTCATCTCCGTACGTCATCACCGGACAAGCGGTTTTGAAGTCGACGCCAGGATAAATTGTAAAGAAACAACTCCTCAACAATAATGAATTCACAAGAGAATTAATAATAACTGTCAGGTTTTGGCCAGAGGGGTTCGTTCCAAACAGTTGTATCAGATCTCCGTTATACGTCATAATGGGGTACACAACCTCATTGACAAGCATGCGCATAATGTGTAAGTCCTCCTCAGAGTAATTGCACTGCATTGCCATGTCAATAAGTACATCGAATGCTGCTATAGTCACTTGAGCGGGCATACGAACATCATACTTGCTGTAATCACCAGCTAGTACGCGGTCTTTGC